GGCAGGGCATGACAGGGCATGGCAGGCGGGGCGTGGCTCGGCCGGGTCAGGCACGGTGTGGCAGGGCAGGCGTGGCGCGGCTCGGCGGGGCGCGGCATGGCCTGGCGAGGCAGGCTCGGCGGGGCATGGCGCGGCGGGGCGGGGCACGGTGTGGCAAGGCAAGGCCGGGCATGGAAAGGCAGGTGAGGCACGTATGAGCAAGGAATGACAAGGGCAGGCGTGGACAGGCACACTCAACCCCCGACCGGGCAACCGGCGGGGGTTTTTCTTTTGTCCGAACTTCGGACGCCCGCCTATTGACATGCCATCCACTCTATGACACCCTGACGCCGAAGGGACATCCGGGCAGTCTGCCGGCCAGCAGATCGCCCACAGATTGACGCGGACAAAAAACGGCTTGTAGGAGCCTACACTCCTGCTTGCCGTTTTTTGTTTGCCCGGAACAGTCCCAAGGAGGCGCAAGGAGGCGCATGGAAAACGCTGGTTTCCTTCCCGCTCGAATAGTCGCAGGCGAGTCAATCTATGTCGCCGCCGCCAATACCCTGCAAGATTGGGCCGGTAACGACATCACGTTTGACGATTTTACGCCACCGACCGCGACGCTGGCCTACCAGTTCGCCGCGTCAACGCCCGTCTCGGTTGCCGCTGTTGCGAACGGCGGGAACACCGGCTGGACGCTCGAAGTGCCGGGAGCCACGACGCTCCTGTGGGCGCCCGGCCGAATCACGTTTGTCGGCATTGCGACCGTTGGAACGCGCACTTACGCCGTTGACGAGGGCTATATTGAGGTCGCCGCCTCACCGCTGCGCGTGTCCGCGTGGGTGGCTGTCCTGGCCAGCGTGGACGCCGCGATTGCCTCATACGCAGAAACCCCGCGCGGTTCAATCTCGGTCAACGGGATGTCGGTTTCATTCCGGTCGCTTTCCGATTTGACAAACCTGCGCGATTACATCAAGGCGAGACTGGCCGAGGATAGCGCATCCAGGCCGCGCCGGATCATCCGCACGAGGTTGACATGTTCTCATTGAAAACCCTCTTTCGCGGGAAACAACAGCCTGCCAGCCAGACCAGAGAGCGGACGGGCCTGGTGGTTCGCAGCTTCGCGGCCGCGCAAACCGACCGCCTTCTTGCCGATTGGCGGATGGATTTCGGGTTCACGCCGGCCGAAATTGCGACGCAGCTTGCGACTTTGCGCGGGCGGTCGCGGCAGATGGCGAAGGACAGCCCGCATTATCGGCGGTGGCTTCAGTTGGTGGCCACGAACGTGGTTGGCGAGGGGTTCGCGCTGAAGAGCATGCCGCACGACGGCCCGCCGTCAGACCGGCGGCTTGATTCAATGGCCGCCCGGACCATCGAATATCACTGGTGGCGATTCTGCACGGGGCGCGACCCGATCACTGGCCATGCGTGGGCGGATCATACCGGGCGAAAAACCATGCCAGAAATTGACACGCTCGACGCAAAGTGTTGGGCGCGCGATGGCGAATACCTGACGCAGATTGTCCGCACCGACCGCAACCCCTACGGCATTGCGTTCCGGCGACTGCGGCCGGACTGGCTTGACCATACGTACAACGTGACGGACACCGGGCGCGGCACGCTGATTCATTGCGGCGTGGAGATGGAAGTTGGGTCTCGCCGGCCGGTCGCGTATTGGTTCCGCACGGTGCCGAAGAATGCGTATTCCTTCAACGCGCGTGGCGAAGCGCTTGTCAGCATACCAGCAGCAGAGATCATTCACGGGTACACGCAGGAGGATGAAGACCAGCCGCGCGGCGTGCCGTGGGCGCACGCTTCGCTGCGCAAGCTGAAGATGCTCGACATGTACGATGAGGCCGAACTAACGGCCGCGAGAGACGAAGCCTGCACGGTCACGCGATACACCGCCCCGCTGGGGCGCGAGAATGAGATTGCCGACCTGACCGACCCGGACGATGCCGACGCGGCTGCTTCCGTGCGGGCGTTGACGGCGGAAAAACAGCCCGGCCAATCGGAAGTGCTGCCGATGGGCTGGGATGCGAAAGTCCAGACGCCGCAACATCCAAACCGCGAACTGGTGCCGTTCAAGAACGGGATGCTGCGTGATGTGGCGTCCGGGCTCGGCGTGGAATACGCAAATGCTTTCAACGACTGGGCGGGCGTTTCGTTTTCGTCTGTGCGGCTCGGCACAATCAGCGAGCGCGACATGTGGGTCACGTTGCAGCGCGACATGATCGCCCAGAGCAAGCGGCGCCAGTTCAACGCCTGGCTCCGGTCATTCTTGGAGTTGTCAATTTCTGGTGGCCTGCCGCTTGAGAAGTTCGACAAGTTTTCCGAACACGAGTTCCGAGGGCGGCGGTGGATGTGGGTTGATCCGATGAAGGACATGAACGCGGCAAAGATGGCGCGTGACCACGGTTGGAAAACCGACAGCCAGATCACAGAAGACCTGGGCGGCGATTATGACGACAATCAAGCCGAGATCAAGCGCAACCGCGAGGCTCGGCAAAAGCACGGGAACCCGGAGCCAATGATTGGCAACGGCAACGTCGCGCAGCCGAAGCAGGAGGTATCAGATGAAGACGAAGCAAAATGAAGAGCGCAACCGCGACGGGCTGACGTTCCGTGCGGCGCAAGTGGAAGTGCGCGCGGCCGAAGGCGACAAGCCTGCCGCCGTGCGGATGAGCGTATCGAGCGAAACGCCCGTCTTGATGTACATCGAGTTTAACGGCCAACTGCAACGCGCCTACGAGATTCTGGACCACGGCCCCGGCAGCATTGACATGAGCAGGTGCGCGGACGGCCTGGTTATCCGCGACCGACACGACGGTGATCAGATCGGGTTGATGCAGGTTGCTGTTGCCGAGCGCAAACTGGGCGGCGGTGTGGAGTTCTGCACCGGCCAGCGCGCACAAGAGATTTCACAGGATGCGGTCAGAGGGCTTCGGCGCAATGTCTCGGTCGGCTACCGAGTCAAGCCGGGCTCTTATCGGCTCGAAGGCGAAAAGGACGGATTCCCGGTGGTTCGGGCGCTGTCCTGGATGCCATACGAGGCGAGTTTTGAGCCCGTGCCTGCTGATGCAAGTGTCGGCGTAGGTCGCGCCGACGAAACTCAAACAACCGACGCTGGACGCCAAAGCGCGGCCACGTCAAAAAGGAGCATCCACATGAGCGACGAGAAGAAGGTCACGATTGACGCCGAGGGCGTCGTTGAAGTGTACCGCCTGGCGCGTGCATTCTGCATCGAGCCCGGCGCCGCCGACGAGCACATCAAGTCGGGGAAGACGGTCGAAGAGTTCCGCGCGATTGCGCTGAAGAAGGCCGAGGCCGACAAGGCCGACATGGCACGCAAGCTGGAAGAGGCCAAGTCCCGCAAGCCGGACGTGCCCGCGCAGACCAGCAAGACGCCCGAAATGGACGCCGGCCTGAAGCGTCAGATTGAGCAGCGTTACAGCGTGCTCAAGGTCATGCGTCACCTGGACGCGACCCGGCACGGCGGCGGCGCTTCCTCGATTGACATCGGGTTCGAGCGCGAGGCGTCGCAGGAAATCGAGCGGTTGACCGGGCGCAAGGCGCAGGGCATCTACATCCCGCACAACGCCCCCGTCGTGGTGGGCCGCAGCGACCCCTTCCTGAAGGGCAGCAATGGCTCCAATTTCGTGGCCACCAACCTGCTCACCGGTCAGTTCATTGACGCGCTGCGCAGCAAGATGGTTCTTGCCGACGCTGGCGCGACCTTCCTCACCGGGCTGGTTGGCGACGTGGCGATCCCGAAGGGCGGCACGATTACTGGCGGGTGGGTTGATGGCGAGAACGGCGCGGCCACTGAAGGCAAGCCCACCGTCACGCAGGTCACCGGCACGCCGAAGACCGCATCGGGTTATACGGACATCAGCCGCCGGTTGATGATTCAGTCCAGCATTGACGTTGAGACTTTCGTCCAGGACGAACTCATGAACACCGTGGCGCGGCTGATCGAGGTTGCCGCGTTTGCTGGCACCAACGCCAACGGCCAACCGAAGGGACTTGCGAGCGCGTCCGGGCTGAACAACCCGACGATTACGTCCGCAAACTCGATCACCCGCGCGGAAGCCCTGGCGTTCATCGAGAACATCATGACCGACAACGCCGAGTTCCCGAATCAGTCCTGGATCATGCGTCCGAACGGCTGGGCGAATCTCGCCGACCGTCTGCCGGTGGCCGGGATTGACAACGCGGGGCTGCAAACCGGCACTATCGTCGGCGGCGGTCCGATCCCGGAGTTCATCCTGGACGTGAAGACCAAGTCGATGCTTGGCTTCCCTTATCACGTGACCACGAACGTCCCGAATCACAGCCTGTGGTTCGGCGCGTGGTCGCAGCTTGTCATCGGCCTGTGGACGGGCGTTGACCTGCTGGTTGATCCGTACACGAACAGCACGTCCGGCGCGGTGCGCGTTGTGGCGCTGCAGGACGCGGACATCATGGTTCGCCACGGCCAGGCGTTCTCTTACAACGCCGCACTGACGGCGTAATGACCGCAACACAAACCCGACCGCCGACCGGAATGCCCGGCGGCGGTTGGACAA